AGTTAAATCTATTTCCAGGATAGAAAAGAAGTTTTTAGAAGGGGACCGGCGGCGGTATTGGGTGCCTTGCCCAAAATGTAAAACAAAACAAACCCTTAAATGGTCTAATATTGAATGGGATAAGGCGGATAATGGGGAACATTTACCAGATACAGCCCGGTATATATGCGAGAATTGCAGGCACCATATAACAGACGGGGAAAAAATAGCGGCATTAAGGGCGGGTGAATGGGTACCTGAAAGGGAATTTAACGGCAATGTTAGTTATCATTTAAATGAATTATATAGCCGGTTTAGAACATGGTCCGATATTGTTAGATCATTTTTAGAAAAGAAAGCGGCGGGGGACCTTCAAACCTTTGTTAATGTGTCATTAGCGGAAACATGGGAAGAGGAAGGGGACCAGGTTAACCCGGATAGCTTGGAAGCCAGGGCGGAAAAATACGCGGCGGAAGTCCCGGCCGGGGTAATGGTTTTGACTTGCGCGGTTGATGTGCAGGACGATAGGCTAGAAATAAAGGTAGAAGGATGGGGGCCAGGGGAGGAAAACTATAAAATTGCCTACCATATTATTTATGGAGACCTAACCAATTTAGCGTTAGAAAATAGCCCTTGGATAGAATTGGATGAATTTTTAGCTACAAAGTTTCAACATGAATTAGGGTTAGAATTGGGGATAGCTATAACGGTTATTGATAGCGGCGGCCATTATACGCAACAGGTCTATAAATATGTTAAGCCCCGCCAGAAACATAGGATTTATGCCATTAAAGGTAAATCTACTACCGGGGACCCGGTAACAACAGGCCGGGCCAGCAAGCTAAAAAATGGGGTATTACTGTTTAATATTGGGGTAGATACCGCTAAAAGCGTTATTTTCAAGCGTTTAGGAATAAAAAAAGACGGGGCCGGGCGGGTACACTTCCCGGTAAGACCGGGATTTGATAGCGAATATTACGCACAATTGACAGCAGAAAAGCGGGTAACGCGATATATCAAGGGCCGCCCCCGGTATGAATGGATAAAATTAAGGCCCCGGAATGAGGCTTTAGACTTGTCAGTATATAATTATGCGGCTATGCTAATCCTTAACCCGAATTTTGAAAAATTAAAAGCATTATTTCAGGATGCTGATGGGGACGGGGGCCAGGATAAGGGCCAGGACCAACAAGGGGCAAAAAGACAGCCGGCTAAAAAGAAAGCAGCGGGGCGGCGGCGGAATACTAAGGGCGGTTTTGTTAATTGGAAATAATAAGAGCAACTAGCCCGGAGCGTAACCAGGAATTAATAGATTATTTATCTATGCCTTTTTTTGGTTATGAACATGGGGACGAATACCATATATCGGAAGATACAATAGCCCATTTTTTAAGTGAGGGTTACGATTTAGACGGCGCGGCCAATTTTTTATGGGGAGAAAATTCTATAATAGAGGCTTTGGATTTAGTAGAGCCTTACCAAATAGCTACCCTAATTTGTCCCCCTATAGACCCGCTATTAAACCCGGTCAATATCAATTATAAAACCGGGTTAAAAAAAGATATTAGTTTGTTTACTGATAGAGTTTTTTATAAAGGGGAATTACAGCAGGCTATACACTATCAGCAATATGATGAACAGACTAAGAATTTTAGTATTCCTGTAGTAAAAGTAACTGTAACTTATAGCCGGGATTCTAACGGAATTATTACGGACCAGGGGCGCACTACTTTAAGGGAATATTATACAACAGGCGGAACTATTGGCCGGCATAGCTCGACACATATAAAATATTATGACGGTGCGGAAAAGATAAACGAAATAAAGAAGCGGCGGCAAAATTTAATAAATAATTTAGAATTGGTTATGCTTGGTTTGATTATGCAAACAGACCAAACCGGGCTAACGGAAGCGGAAGTAATAGATAGTGGCCGGGCCTTTATGGTCGAATATGAAGCGGAATTACAACATTTTGTGAATACCGGCGTTGATGATATAGTAACCGCCATAAATGCGGATATTACGTATAGTTGGCTTAATAATATAATAACGGGGACCCAGACCATAAGGGATTATATGGCGGCGGAATTTGATTTAAGCATATGACCAATATTATACCTTCTCAAATTGTTGCCGGTGATACGCTTAATTTTTGCCGTTCCCTTTCTGATTACCAGGCGGCCGATGGATACCAAATATCCTATAAGCTAGTTAATACCGCGGCCGTTATAGAATTTTCAGGGGCGGACCAGGGCGGCGGCGAATGGCTTTTTGATATTAAGCCTAGTACTACAGAAAGCTGGCAATCGGGTAAATTTACGTGGTATGAAATAGCCACAAAAGGCCCTGATAGATTTACCCTTGCGTCAGGCAATACAGAAATAAAGCCAGACCCTACCGCGGCCCATGATACCAGGTCATACGCTCAAAAAATGCTAGACGCGGTAGAGGCCCTTTTACAAAAGAAAGCCACAAAAGACCAACAAAATTATGCTATTAATGGCCGTAGTTTAACCCGTTATAGCGTAGAAGATTTAATAGCTTTAAGAGATAAATTTAAAGCGGAAGTAGCGCAAGAAAAACAAAGGCAAGATTTAGAAAACGGTCTAGGCACAAATAAAATTATCAGGACCCGGCTTTAATGACTACTAACGAAATACAAAAGGCAATTAAGCCCCGTATAAGATTAAAGACCGGGCAAAAATATATTAGGTCGGCCGCCTATGACGGCGCGGCGGTTAATAACCTTACGTGGTCATGGTCTACCGCCCCTATTACAGCGGACCAACAAATATTATTTAACTTGCGGCCATTACGGGCGCGGTCCAGGGAGTTAGGCAGAAACAATGCCTATATGCGCAAGTTTTTAACAATGGTTAAAAACAATGTTGTAGGCCCGGAAGGCTTTAATTTTCAGGCAAAGCCAAAGGATAATGATGGTAGCGTAGATGATTTGGCGGCTACTGCTATAGAAACGGCTTGGAAAGATTGGGGCAAAGTTGGTAATTGTGACGTTACAGGCCGCCTATCTTTCGTTGAAATGTGCCGGGTTATAATGGAAACCGTAGCGCAAGATGGGGAAATATTTGTAAGGCGGTTTATTGGTAAGGACCAGGGGCCATATAATTATAGATTGCAATTGTTAGACCCGGAATTAGTAGACGTTAATTACAATGAAGAGTTGCGCAATGGCCGTCTAATCCGGATGGGCATAGAATACAATGAATTTGATGCGCCAGTTAATTATCATATTGATAAGAAAACAAACCAGACTTTAATCTACCAGCCAGGGGACCGGGTAAAAGTCCCGGCTAATGAGATTTTTCATATATACAGAATGGACCGTCAAGGGTTACGGCGTGGTATTCCGTGGCCGGCCGCGTCAATGGTCCGGGCGCATATGGTAGATAGTTATGAAGAAGCGGCCCTTACTAATGCCAGGGTAGGCGCTTCTAAAATGGGTTTTTATACTACCCCTACAGGTCAGGAATATGTAGGGGACCTTTCTAATAATGGTGAATTATTAAATTCCGCGGAACCGGGAAGTTTTGAACAGCTACCGGAAGGCATAGAATTTACAGCCTTTAACCCTGATTATCCTAAAGGTGAGATAAAAGATTTTGAAAAGGTAATGCTACGGGGTATTGCTTCAGGTTTAGGGGTGAGTTATAACAGCCTTGCTAATGACTTGGAAGGGGTTAATTTTTCCAGTTTACGGGCCGGGCTACTTGATGAGCGGGACAGTTGGACGGCGCACCAAAACTGGTTTATTGATTTGTTTCTAATCCCCTTATATGATGATTGGATAAAAATACAGTTATTGAGCGGTACAATTAGAATAAATGGCAATCCGCTAGACGTAGCCAGGGCCGATAAATATAAAAGCGTTATTTTTGCCGGTAGGCGTTGGCAATGGGTAGACCCATTAAAAGAAGTCCAGGCGGCGGTATTGGCAGTAGATAATTTAATAGAATCCCGTAGCGAAATTATCAGGACGCGGGGCAATGACCCGGACGAAGTAAGGCAGGAAATAGCAGCGGATAACGCTAAAGAAGCGGAATTAGGGTTACAGACTAAAGAAGGGGGCGAAAATGCCGAAAGCGAGCCAGACCCAGACGAAGAGTAAAACAGAGGAAGTAAAGCCGGAATTTAGGACTTTAAGCCTTGAAACCCGCGAAATAAACGAAGAGGAAAGAACGGTAGACCTTTCTTTTTCTTCAGAAACTATGGAGGTAGAACGCTATTGGGGCGTTGAAGTATTGGACCATAGCCCGGATTCTGTAAGGCTAGGCCGCCTTGCTGATAAAGGGCCTTTGTTAATGGACCATAACCCCAGGGACCAGATAGGGGTAATAGAAAGTGTTTCTATTGGTACGGACCGGGTAGGCCGGGCCGTTGTGAGGTTTGGTAAATCTGACAGGGCCGAGGAAATATTTAATGATGTAAAAGACGGTATCAGGACCAAAATAAGCGTAGGTTATAGGGTGCATAGGGTGGTACTACAAGAATCTACGGAAGAAAAGGAAATTTATAGGGTAATGGATTGGGAACCGTTTGAATTATCAGTAGTGAGTATACCGGCGGATAACCAGGTGGGTATAGGCCGGAACCTTGAGTCTAATCAATGTGAATTTATGGGGATTAAAACCATGCCACAAGCAAAAAAACCAGAAGAAAACAACGAAGAAAAACGTACAATTGAAACCCCGGCGGTAACAGTTCCGGAAACCCCTGTTATTTCTGATAGCGAGCGTAACGCGGCCGTTATTGAAACCCGCGATAATGAGCTAAAGCGCATTAATGATATTGGGATACTTTGCCGGGAGCATAAAGCCGGCGCGGAAATCCAGGACAAAGCCCTTAAAGAAGGTTGGGACCTTAATAAAACCCGGTCCGCTATTCTTGATTCATACAAGAAAGCCCCGGAAGAAATTACCAGGGGTCAAAGCGCGGATATTAACCTTGATGAACACAAGGAAGCCTATTCAATCCGTAAAGCTATTATTGCCTGTTCCAAAAATGATTGGACCGGCGCGGAATTTGAGCGCGAAGTATCGGAAGAAATGGCGCGTCAAATTGGACAGGAGGCCAATGGCTTTTATGTTCCCCCGTCCGCCTTTGCCGCCCTTTCCCGTACAATGACTAAAGGCGTAGACGCGGCCGGCGGTTATTTGGTAGGTACAGACCATAGGCCCGATATGTTTATTGATGCCTTGCGCAATACTTCCGTAGTACTGGAAAACGGCGCTACTGTTCTGGATGGCCTTGTAGGTGATGTAGATATTCCCGCCCTTGATGGGTCCGCCTCTTTTGGATGGGTAGCGGAAGAGGGCGATAGTACCCTTTCTGATGGTACTACCGGAACCAGGGTATTGTCTGCTAAGACAGTTACCGGGTCGGTCCGTATGTCTCGCAGGCTTCTTAAGCAATCCAGCCCTTCAGTAGAAGCTATGATGCTTAATGATTTGGTCCGCGGTGCGGCTATTGCCATTGATAAAGCGGCCCTTGAGGGCGGCGGCGCTAATGAGCCTACAGGTATTGCTACTACTGCCGGCGTTAATGTTCAGACGGTAGCGGACGTTGGCAATATTCCTACATGGGCGGAGGCCGTAGGCTTTGAAAGCAAGGTAGCTGAGGATAATGCCCTTTCTGGAAGTCCTATTTATGTTACCGGCGCTAATATTGCCGGTGGTATGAAAACGGCCCAAAAGGATGCGGGTAGCGGTCTTTTCGTGATGGAAAACGGAATGGTTAACGGATATGACGTTAAGGTACGAAATGGCCTTACAGCCGGCCGTATTATTTTCGGTAATATGTCTGATTTGCTGATAGGTATGTGGGGCGCTTTGGATATTCTCCCAGACCCATACACTGACAGCCAGAAAGGCGGTCTAATTCTGCGAGTATTCCAGGATGTTGACGTAGCTGTTAGACATGCTGAAAGCTTTTGTATTGACGGCTAAAAGCAGTATTAAAAATAGGGCGGGTAATTCCGCCCTGTTTTTATATTTAGGACTTTCCGAGGCTTTAAATATAAAAATAAACCAGACCTTTAGGGGCTAAAAATGAGTGAAGAAACAGTAACAGTAAAAGCTAAGAGCGGTTTTGTTGGTGAAAATGGCAAGGTAGTTTCTACGGGTGAAACCGCAGAAGTATCTAAAAAACTTGCTGAAAATTTGGCGGGTAGGGGCATGATTGAAACCGGGGACGAAAAGAAAAAGCCCGGCCGCCCTGCTAAGGATGCCGAATAAGGGTTTTTAGTGGCTTTCGTTGAAGATTTTACAGAATTTTTTGATTCTGATGAATTTGCCGTAAATGTAAAATTCCAGAATAAGGAATTTACAGGTATTTTCGATGAAATTTTTAATGACCAGGTAGGGTTAGAAGGCTCTAACCCTTCCGTATTGGTAAGCGAAGCCATTATAGACGGCGCTAAACGCGGGGACTCTTTTGTTATTGTTTGGAATAACCCGGAAACCGGGGCCAAAATTGAACAAAGGGAATACGCATTAAGATATATAGAGAGGGACGGAACCGGATTAGCCAGGGTTTATTTTGATGCCTGAGTTAGCTATTAAAGGTAATGCCAAAAATATTTTAGACTCTATTTTAGCGACCGAAAAAGAATTAGACCAGGTAAACGCGCAGGCTATTAATGCTACGGCTACCAAATATCAGCGGCTATCTATTAAAGCTACTGCTAATGCCGTAAAAGTCCAGCAAAAAGTAATTAGGGGGCGGTCAAAATTTAAGGGCCGTCAAAGGGCTAACAGGCGGAAACAGAAAGCGGAAGTAGTAGCCCTTACTTTGGATATACCGGCCATACGATTGGGAAAACCTACCCGGAAGGGTAGCGGTTTAAATGTTGGTACCGGCAAAGCCAGGCGCTTTATTGATGGTGGTTTTGTTGCCCCGGTAGATAAAGGCGGAAAGCTTGTTTATAAACGGACCGGAAAGGCCAGATACCCTATAGAACATCAAACGATAGTAATTGATGATGAAATGGTAAGCCATTATAGGGGTATATTAAACCGGGAAACCCCGGCCATATTTCAGCAAGAATGGCGTAAGCGTATGAATAAAGTAATAAGAAGGGCGGCGCGGGGCTAATGCACGTAAGAGGCCAGATAAAAAACCGGGTAAAAGATGTAATAAAGGGGGCGTACCCATTCAAAGATAATGTTCTTTTATCTACTGATGTAGTAACCCCGGAAAGCCCGGTAGCAATTATTAGTATTTTGGATGAATCCGCGGAACAGATTACCCAGGGAGAAAACCCGTTATTACAAAGGACGGCGGAATTAACAATAGAAGTCCGGGCCAAAAAAGAAAAAAACCGTAGCTTTGACGAAATACTAGACGAAGCGGCGGCGCAAATAGAAAGTAAATTAGGGCAAGATTTAACTTTAAACCGCCTAATAAAGCGGATAATATTAACCAGGTCTACACTAGAAATAGCGGACGATAGCCCCGAAGGGCGGTTAATTTTGACCTATGACGCGGTTTATATGACAAATAACGATAACGCAATAATAGCGAGGTAATAAAAATGACTACTTATCTTGGACAGGACGGGGTAGTTAAAATTGGGGCTAATTCAGTGGCGGAAGTTAAAAGCTTTTCCATTGAAGAAACCGGGGAAAGTGTAGAAGATACGGCGCAGGGCGATACATGGCGGACTTTTAAGCCAGGTCTTAAAGCCTTTTCCGGTACTATCGAGGCTCAATTTGATGATACGGACGCTACAGGCCAGGGGGTTTTACCCGTTGGTGCGGAAGTAACTTTAATTCTTTTCCCAATGGGGGACGATGAAGGAATTAAACTTACTGGAAATGTTGTAATGACAGGCCGTTCTATTACTTCAGAATTAGAAAGCATTGTAACGGCTTCTTACTCTTTCCAGGGTAGTGGGGAGTTGGTACAGGAAGCTTATAACGCTTAATTTTTAACAACAAAAAGGGGCCAGCCAATGAGCGAAGCCGAAAGCATTAAAGACCTTGTATTCTCAAAAATAAAAGAGGATAAAGCGGTTTTAGGGGAAATGTATATTCCCGAATGGGGTAAGAAAGTAGCGAATGAAGAGGGGGAAGAAAAATTAGAGCCTTTGAAATTGCTCTATTCCCCTATGACCGGCGCGGACCATGCTTGGTTAGAAAAAAAATGTAAGGATAATAGTACCGCGGAATATGCCGCATTATCTATTATTCGTATGGTTAAGGACGAAAAAGGAAAAAATGTTTTTGACCTTGAGCATAAACGCGAACTAATGGAAATGGATAAGGATATTTTAATAAGGATATTTAACCAGGTAACTA